TCTTCATCTAAAGCATAAGATTTTTGATGAGCATTGATTTCAATACGCAACTCATTAGGATGATACCTATCAATCCAGTCTTCCATCAAAGCACGAATCTTACCTGGGGTAGGATCAACCATATTAAAGACATCAAGAACATAACGCATCTGAGATCTTTGATCTACGGCATACATTATTGCACCAGTCTTACCAGTCATAGCTGGATCAAGACCCATAATGGTATACACAGAATCTGAAAGTTTAGGGTGCCCTACTTTTTTAGGATCTATTAAACCAACACGTCTTTGTTTATTAACTGACCCATAAACGTGAACAGGTGGGAATATGGCATCTTCTTCAACATCTTGTTGTTGATAGACAAGTGCCCAAGTATGCGCCCCCACTTCCGAGCGCCGTTCGAATAATTGTTTGCCATCCCACTTAGGGTAAAGACCATCAGCATCAGGAGTAGCAAGTTCACCCTCAGCACCATCCCAAGGTCTATCCGATCTAGCCCAAAGGGTTCGCCAATTCTCTGGCTTATCGGCAAATTCTAAAACTGCTGGCATAGCCATATACGTAAACGGAGACTTACCACCAGACCAATGATCTGGGTTTCTTAACTCTTTATACAAATCAATAGAGGCAACACGTGTGCCAACAATCATTAACATACCAGTAGCACCAAGACGAGTGATAACCATTTTTTGCAGCCAGTTAAGTTGTTTTTCCCATTCGTGGGCGTTGCTGGTGGTTATCACGTCATCTAGGATTATCAGATCGGCACGTGTGCCATAAATCTGTTGACCCATACCGATAGCTTGAACGGTAGGATCTTTTCGTTCTGACTCACGTTTAATATAAATGCGGTCATCACGCCATTGGTCAGCAGTATCTTTCCAACCCTCAGCAGGTCCATAGACAGTCTGCATTTTAGTCCATTGAGGTTCGGTCAATCTCTGCTTAATTGCGTACAAAAATTCTTTAGCCCTAGTCTGAGTCTGAGACACAATGACAACCTGAACATTAGGGTTCATAGCAATACGGTACAAAGGGTAATTAATCGTTAAGATAGTTGACTTAGCGTGTTCAGGTGGTACGTTAATTAGAAGTCTTCGTGGGCTTCCTTTTTCGTAAACCATAGCTTCATCAACCCAAGAAGGTTCACGACCTTCAACGACATCAACCCAAGATTGGTGATGGGGGAAAACCTGAGACTCAAGGTATTCTTGACTGAAGGTAGAAAAATCTATATTGAACTTGTCGCCGCCTAAACGGTCTACATTTACTTTACTTGCATCTTGGCGTGCCGATTCAAATTCGGCAGCAAAAGCTTTGTCCCTAAAAATCCATTGACGAAGAGTATCAGACTTTCTGTGGATCCTGACCATAGCTTCAGAAGGGTCCCACCCCAACTTGACCAGTTCCAGAAACTTCATCTTGTCTTCAACAAGATTGATCCTGTTATGGTTCAAATTACCTTTTTTGGCAACCACCTAATACACCCACCGTCACGTCAACCAGCCCTATCTTGTAACAAGGCGTAGCATAGCTTGCAGTGACCCCTAAAGGGTCACACTTTGCAGGGCTCTTAAAAGAGCCCTCACTATATATAACCCTTCCAAAAACGACCTACGGAGCGAGTTCGTTAAAATACTTTGCAACACGCCGTTAAAAGTGACGTAAATCACAGCATTTAGCAATATTAGCTACCCCAAATGATATGCAAAAATTATTGTCGGACTGTACGTATAGGGTGTGTCACGCGTTTAGCATCCTGGGGTGTCCGTTTTGTCGGGTTTGTCTGGCACGCTTGCCCTGGATGTGCATATGCTACGAGAAGAGCTAGGGCTAGCTATCTCCTGGCGCTCTAGCTGGTTAATAGCCGACAGCTTCTAGCTAATAGCTGGAGCTTGTAGCTAGCTTCTAGCTTGTAGCTCGTAGCTTCTAGCTCTAGCTTCTAGCTAGCTCGTAGCTATTGGAATAGCTCTAGCTTGTAGCTTCTAGCTTGTGCTTGATTAGTTAGCTATCGCATAGCTTCTATGAGGGAATATAGCTAGTAGATCTAAACCCTTTAAGCTTGCGATATTCGAGATTGAAACGATAGCTCGAAGCTTGACAAGCTCTAGAATGTGCTTATATCTTGAATATAGCTTCAACTATTAGGAGGAATTATGAGAAGCGAGCAATACACATTCGTAAGACAGAATGAAGAGGGCAAGAATACCTACTACCTCATAGAGCTATGGGAAGACGGCAATATGAGCTTGAAAGTGAAAGATTTAGGCTGGTCTGATGTCTGGAGCTTGCCTTTAGATAAGTGCGACTATATCGGAAGAGTCCACAAGGAGGCACAATGAAGACTTACTATGTAGCAAATGAGAATGGTGATTGGTGGACTATGACTAGCGACTCGAAGCTTGCAATTATCGCAACCGATAGTTTCAAGCTCGACCTAGCTGGTGAAAATTTAGATATTGAAAGGGAGGGAGATAAGTTCCAGCGCGTTATATGGAACGCTGGAGAGCTTGTCTCACTTATAGAAGACTAGAGCTGGAAGCTTGCGCCTAGCTATGAGCTGGCTAGGCGCTCGCTCCTGGAGCTAGTCCAGGACTAAGCAAGGAGGAGCAATGCCAGAAGCAAGCGAGCAATTTGTGGAAGATTATTTAATGGTAAGCGAGAATGACCAGGAGGCCTACTACGAGCATATAGGCCTAGTCTCTAGCAATGGCGTGGCTAAAGCTGGAGAGATTATGCGAGGACAATTCGAGGAGTGGGTATCTAACCTAGCTAATCAAGAAGAAGAGCGAGGCAACGAATACGGCTCGCTTCTTATTCGTCAGCTTCTTATAGGCTGGGGAGCTGATAGCTTCTATAAGATAGCTGAAAGCTTCGAGAATGAGGGGCAAGCTGTCTCCGTTGCTCTTAATTCAAGGGAGGGCTAATCGTGCCTCTAATGTGCGACATATGCAAGGGCTCAGTGTCCTGGAATAGAGAAGAAGACACCTACCCTTGCGAGATATGCCAGCTAGAAGATACTGATATCGCCTAGAGCTGGAAGCTTGCTCCTGGACTTAGTGCCAGGAGCTTGCTTCTAGGGCTAACACCTATTACCCTAGAGAATAAAGGAGGACTACGAGATTATGAAGAAGCAACTAACAGAAGAAGAGCGCAAGCAGAAGCGCGAATATATCAAGGAGCTAGTAGCTCTCACTACGGAATATATGGAGGTGAACGGAGATATCGAGCGCGTAGTGAAGCTATCGAATATCGAAGAGCCGTATTCATTCCGTAATAGCTTGCTGATTAGATTACAGCGACCAGAAGCGACCATATGCGCTGGTTTCCTGGAATGGAAGAAGCAAGGCAGAAGCGTACGGAAAGGAGAAGCTGGCTCGATAGTGCTAGTCCCTCTAGTTATTAAGAATGACAAGGAGGGCGAAGATAAGATTAGATTTAAGACAGACTATGTCTTCGATATTAGCCAGACAGAAGAGGTGAAAGCTTAGAGCTGGAGAGTCGCACTCTAGCTGGATCTAGAGTGCTTCTCGCTGGAGCTAATCTAGCTAGTCAATCTATACGAGATGACTACGAGCAAGGAGGAGCTATGAGCAAGGAGCTTGAAGCACAATTCAATGTGCTGGTTAAGTATGAAGAGGGTCAATATCTAGTCGAGATAGTAGACCCTAAAGATGTTTATATGGGCTATGCGTGGGCTATGCCACTAGCAGAAGCTAGAGATGTGTCCTTTCATAAAGCTATCGAAGAGGCATTCTCCACGCTGGCGCTTAATGACCAGGACTATATTGAAGCGAGCTTAATATGAGAATTAAATATAATGAGTTCGATAATAAACTAACTATCGGAAGCTGGAAGCTAACTAGAAGAGGCACTCTAATAATTGAGGCATTATTCTTGCTCGCGCTTCTTGCATTAGTGGGTTTCGCTGGCTATATTGAAACTATGGAGGTAGGAATATGATAATTGAGAGGAATTATGAGGGCGCGTGGGTTATATCGGATATAATTAGAGGTTATCGCGTGGCTCATAGATACTACGGATATACGAAGAGAGAAGCAATGCGATTATTCAAGGAGGCTACTAAGTGAGTAAAAGGGCAGAAGAATTACAGAAGAAGCTGGAAGCTGGAGCTCCTAGAGAGGGAGCTTCTATCTCCTGGCTTAAGGAAGAGGTTAAGAAGAGTGGCGTTATATGGTCAAGATCGGATAGACCGAGTGGCTTCTGGGTTATTCCAGAAGACTTAAAAGATATTGACGATATGGTGCACTTAACTTATCGTGTCAAGGCTAGTCCAGAGCATAGGTGGCAAGAATGGAGCTAACCTGGAGAAGCTGGTACGGATATAAAGAAGAAGATACTACTAAGGAGGAAGAGTAATGCCTAACTGGTGCAGTAATAGCTTAGAGATTAGAGCTAGTAAAGAAGATCTCGAAGCTATAAAGAAGCAAGTAAGCAAGTCATATATCCATAAAGGGTTCACACTTAAGTTCAATACTGAGCTTAAGGAGTGGAAGAGGGAGTGGCACGAAGAAGATACTGGAGAACTGGTCTTCTCATTCCAGAATATAATTCCAATGCCAGATGAAAAGAATAAAGATGAAGACTGGTATCAGTGGAGATTAGATAACTGGGATACTAAGTGGGACTCCAGCGAAACTATCCTTAATGAAAGGGATAACTCTCTTATCTATACATTCGATACTGCTTGGAGTCCTCCTATAAATGTGTATGTGGAGCTCTCTAAACAATATCCAGGAGCTACTCTAATGGTTAGCTATGATGAACCAGGAATGAGCTTCTATGGAATGCACATTATTAGAAATGGTGAAGAACTTAATTCAATAGGTGGAGATATGTCACACCTATACCATATGCTAATAAAAGCAGAATGCTACTGCGAAAGTTTGGATGAAACGGAAGCTGATGAAGCTCCCTATCCTGATTGTCCAGTAGTAAGATCAACTAATAAGGAGGCAATAAATAATGGGTAATACTAGGTTTTGCTGGAATTGCGAAATCGTAGAAGTTGAAGCAGATGAATACTTCTGCTCTATGGAATGCTATAAAGAGTCGTCTCAAGTTAAAGAGGAGGTGTAGAAAATGGGTGACAGAATAAATATCGTAGTGACAACTGATCACACCTCAGGAGTGGCGCTTTATTCTCACTGGGGAGGTTATCGAATGCCTAAGACTATTGCTAAGTTTCTTAGTAATACTGGCAGATTAGACACAGATTATTTCACTAGAAATCTTATGTGTTCAATGATAGCTGACGGAGTTATCGCTGATGATAATTCTAAATCTGGCTTCGAGCTAATCGGAACTGAACCTAATATAGAAGCAATGATATTAGGTGCATTTCAAGATGAATTAAGTTATGGAATAGGACTTAATCTAGCTGGAGATCGTGAACATCCTGTCATAGTCCTTAATCCAGAAGTGCAGAGTGCTTGGCTAATGGAAGATTATGATGTCTTAACTATCCAAGAATGTGTTTCCAGAGTGTTAGGCACTCAAGAAATATCATTCAAGGACTTACATAAAGTTACTAGCTGGACAGAATTAGAAGCATTAACTAAACCTGTCGGTGTAGCAATCTAATTAAATAACCTGAGCCCTAGTCCTTTCCCTAGCTAGGGCTCACCTATCACAACTTAAGAGAGAGAATGTTTGATACAACTAATGCATTATGCAAGGAGATCGGAAGCGATATCTTCTTTCCAGAGAAGCACGAAGCGTATCTAACAACATATGCTAAGTGGGTCTGTAGAAGATGTCCTTTGATCCAGGAATGTAGGGAATACGCAATGGAGAATATAGATCTAGTAGGAATATGGGGTGGAACTTCCACTCTAGAAAGAAACAATTTGAGGTGGAGAAAAGGTGTCAGAAGAAAATCAGAATGAATGGGTAGAAGCATTCGAGATTGAAACAACTGGAGAAGAGACAGACATTCCAGATAAGGAGATTGCCAGAAGAATTAGAAAACACTTAGTTCAAGCTCATATAAATAACTATGAAGCTAGAGCTGAGGAATGGCAAGAGATCGGTCACACTGAAACTATGGAGGCTTCAAGATGAAGAAGTGTGAGAATGTAATTAACATTACCCCAGATAGGTTACTACTTCCTAGCTATAAAGGTATGAAAATTGTCTCGCAATACACTGCTGAAGATCAAGATTATATTATCTTGCAGTGCTGTAAAGAAGCAGACCAAGCTTGCTTCTCTTGCTGTTCAATAGTCTGTAAAGAATGCAAATATGAACACGAAGAATGTGAAGAAGAGGTGAAAAATAGTGTGGTGTCTAGCCTGTAATGGCAAGGGATACATAACTAATTTCATAAATAAATCTTCTATATGCCTATTGTGTAGAGCAACTGGGTATCTAGATGAGCAAGATGAAACAACTAACAAGGAGGAAAGATGACATTAAAAATAGATGAAGTATTCAATGAAGAAGTAACTGGTTGGAATAAAAATATAAAGTTCACTTACAATAGTGAAAGTTATTCTGTTCTACTTAATTGGGATGCTGATTATGGTTACACCATATTCAACTGGACTAATAATATGGGACACCAGATTGCACCCCCTGAATGGTCTAAAGAATATAAGACTGATGATCCAGACTCAGACTATCTTGACGGAGAAGACTCACACTTCGCATTATGTTCTGACCTAGATAAATTAACTAATGAGGTGAATGCGTGAGCTTTGGAGATATTAAACTAAAGATCCAATGGGTCAAGTGTTTAGTATGTGAAGAAACATATAACGACTATGACTATGACCTCACAGATAATTGCGTATTATGTGGAGCTAACGGATCGGTAAGGGATATGTAATGGAGTTCATATTATTAGCTAGCGTTTCGATATCGTGCATTCTTATAGCTGATAATGCAAGATTAAGAAAAGAAATAAGAGAAAAGATTAACTTTGAGTACGAGCAATTCAAGGTTAATAGGAAGTATTAGAACCTGGAATACCCCTACTTATTGCGTCTTCATTACAAGGCGCAGTAAGAGGGGTATCGCAGTGAAAACACTTAGCATTATCTAGAAGATATCCTGACACCTCATAAGTCTCTTGATCAAATGTAGCAACAATCCATATAAGATCGCAACCACAATTAGGACAAGAGGCAGTAGGAACACCTCTAGGATCTATCACTTAATACCAATTCCTCCTGTTATGGTGGCTTAAAGCTTCACAACTAGAGCCATCATACCTAGAGTCAATGTATCTAATACCTGCTTCTACCTGGTCTTTCAATGTTGAGTCTTCCTTAGTTTTGAGAACCTGGAATAAACCATAAGCACTAGACTTAGGGTTATCTGCTCTCATATTCCAACGAGACTCACGATAGACAAGCTCATCAAGACATTCCCATTCTTTATCATTCCAGCCTAATTTTTTGACATAGACTCTGACAAAGCTACGAGAAGCGGCTGGCTCCCAGTGACGGATCATTGAGTGCTCAGTAGGCAGGTCAATAGGTGGTATTAAAAATAGCATTTGCCTCCTAACGTAGACCAGAATAGCACATAAAATGCGACACACCATAGCAGTGTGTTGATTTTACAATAACCAAATAGTGTGCTACCCTAGCAAGCAATTCGCTCTGAGGCGAATTGCTAGCTATAGCTATGCTATAGCAAAGCTATCAGCAACACGCTGATAACTTCTCCCACACTGGTTTGTGTGGTAAGATCTTTTCTGTCTGGGTCGTAGCTGTATCTCTTCCTCCTCCTTGAGGTACAGCTCCCCTCCTTGTTGGAGGAGTTTTGAAATTCATTATCTGTAAAAACTGTGGTAATATGGATGCAATAGATAAAGAAGATTATTGCGTAGATTGTTTGGAGGAATTAAATGATAGAGATTGATGATTACAAAATACCTGAGCACGTTAGTTACTCTGCATTCACAACTTGGTTAGAGTGTGGATGGTTGTACTTTCTGTCAAGGATTGTGGACACACCAGAGACACCAGCTATCTGGAACTTAGGTGGATCAGCAGTGCATAAGGCAACTGAACTTTATGACTTGAGAGAATGGGAAGCATCTAAGAATGTATAATGAACAAGAATTTTTTGATAAGTTAAAAGCAGTTATCCCTGATCTAGTTAAGAGTGATAATAAGTTTTCAACTAATGACTGCACATCAGAACAACTTGGTGCATACATAGAACTTAAATGTCGAATGACTCATTACGATACTTTGTTAATCGAATACTCCAAGTATGCCAGGTTACTAGAAGAAGCAAGTACTAAGAGATTAGTTCCTGCTTACTTCAATGCCACACCTAAAGGTGCTTGGGGATTTAACTTACTAACTATGGATGTGGAGTTTGCAGAACAAAAGAATCTTCCTGCAACTACAGACTTTGAGAATAAGGATAAAGTAACTAAGATTGTTGGTTACTTACCTATTGAAAAAGGATTTAAACTATGGTCTTAGATGTTCAAGATATATGGCGTGAAGCCTGGGACTATGAATCTAAAGACAGAGGCTACGACAAGGTAGCTAAAGAAGATTTCAGAAAATCAGTAAGAACAACAAAAGCAAATCCAGATGGTGAGAACTACGACTGGTGGTTCAACAATGGTATTGAGTTTGTTAACTCTTGGATTAACTGGAAAAAAAATTCTGGTTGGAAGATCTGGGAAACACCTAATGGGGATCCAGCTATTGAACTTGGTTTAACACCAAAGTTTGATAACACTCTTGTCAAGATGGTTCTTGATAGAGTGATGGTTAATCCTGAAGGTGAATTAATTATCCTGGATATTAAGACTGGAAGGAACACTCCATCATCTGACCTACAGCTTGCGTTCTACGCTGCTGGAATGGAGCAGACATTCGGAATTAGACCTCGCTGGGGAACCTACTGGATGGCTCGTCAAGGTGGTACAGGTGTTCCATTAGATCTTGATTTAGTACCTACTTCAACAGTAGAATATTTAATCAAGGAATTTAATAGAGCAAGGAAAGCTAACTTATATATTCCTAACTTAACTAACTGCAAGATGTGTTCTCGAACAGATTATTGCAAGTGGAGAAACGGATCGTTAGCACACACAATTGGAGAAATGAATGGCTAATACAACAGAAGCAACATATTCCTTTACTACAAAAGTTAATGGAGATCTATTAACTGTTAGAGGGGATACTAAAGATGAGTTTGCACTTAACCTTGCAAACTTGCACGATGATCAAGTACTAATTGAAATGATTAGTTCATTACAACAAAAGTTTAAACCAACTTCTGTTGCAGAGATACAAGCTGCATTCAATGGGACTGTAATTCCAGATCCATTGGCTAGTAAGCCAACTCCTCCTGCACCAGTAAGACCTGCTGGCTTTAGTCCAATGCCAACTAACGCACCGACTGGTGTCGTACCAATGTGCGAACACGGTCCGATGCGATTTGTTAAGGGCGGAATGTCTAAGACAACAGGTAAAGGATATCCAGCATTCTATTCTTGCTCAATGCCTAAAGGTCAATCGCAATGTAAGAGTGTGAATGCTTAAATGCGCACACTGATTAGATCTGTTGGTAAGCAAGACATTGGTGGAGAACCTATTCCTACAGTGTTCACAACACTTTCCAATAACAACATCATATTCAGAAGAGCAGAAGTATCTCTAGTAGCAGGAACACCTGGTGCTGGTAAAAGTACATTGGCATTAGCTCTTGCATTAAGAGCAAACGTGCCAACACTTTATGTCTCTGCTGATACAAACCTACATACAATGGCAATGCGATTGTATTCAATGGTTACTGGTGTTACTCAAACTGAT